TAACTCCCAAATCTTTATTAAAAATGCCCATAATAACCTCAGTTTCCCGCGGTTCGAGCGACTCCAATAGTTGATTTAACAACTCTTTTTGTTTTTGTGAATTTAATTTTTCCGCAGTAGGGTGTCCCTTTTGGAACAAATACAACCTACGCAATTCTGTTGACAGTCTCGCATGGGAGACGCCAGGTAATGTGTCCGGTACTTTATAGTTGTCTGGCATTTCTGTAACTAGCCATTGATAATCAGGATGAAATGCAAGTTTCAATACCTCAAGCAATGTTTCTGAATGATTTTTACGAAGTACTTCAATTCTTTGTTTATCTGTATTTGCCATCTCAAATTCATCGAAAATTTCATATATGTTTTTCATAAAATAACCTTATTGTCTGTATTATTTATATTCTAACACATTTTTCCCAGGTGGTCAAGCATACTTTCCATCATTTTGTTGGATTTTGTTGTTTTTTTGCAAATTACACCAAACCAGTTCAACGGTATCAATTCCGAAGCGTATTCCAACCAATCTGTTAATATTGCGTCAAATGTATCTAAATGAATAATTTTTTCATCATCTTTTTTAAATAATAAAATCTGATAACAATCACCCATTTTTCCAGTATCTATCTTTTCAGCAGGTTCATCATAGATTGCTGTAGTTATTTCTACCGAGTCTTCTTTTTTGCCAGGTAAAAATATTAAAACATCAAAATCTTTAGTTTCATTTTTCAGCGTTCTTAGAATTTCTAACATTATATTCCTTAATATGTGATTTTCTAATTCTTATCATAATCCAGCTATTATAATAATCATCTTTTTCTAAAACTAAATTAACAAACTGTTCTTTAGCTTCAAGATAGTTACATTCACCTTTAGATTTACATAAATGCAATATTTCACGTTTGAACTTATCCTCACCTAATGATTTTACATCTTTTTGCAATTCTTCATTTGAACCATAATATGTTTGCCAATCACTTGAAACTTTTATTCTTTTCTTTTTACCTTTGACTTGTTTAGTCTTGGAAAAATAGAATAATTTTTTACCAATATATTTTCTATTGGTTTCTAAGTTAGTGATTTCGTAAACAAACCCATAATTATCTTCAATTTTTGTTTCATCAAATAATTCATCATTAAATAACCAATTTACCAATCTTCTTCTTCTGAATCATCGTCATCTTCGTCCGATTCGATTTCTTCACTCAATTCATCAATGACTTCGCCACAAAATGGACAATGTTCTGGATATTCTTGTGAAACCAATTCTTCAGAATATTCCACGGAATAAGTAGACTCGCAATTTCCACATTCTGCTGTTACAACTTTGATTGTCATATTAATTCCTTTTAATGAGCCCAAACATCAGACCAATCTCCTCCTAATGCGCCTTTTGCATAATCTGTGGCACGATTTTCGAAGAAGTTTGTATGTGTCGGTGCGTTAATCATTTCTTCTACCCATGGTAATGGGTTTTTCTTTATTTTGAAAATGCCTTTTAATCCTAATGAAATTAAACGACGATCTGTAATATATCGAATATAAGTTTTAACATCATCGCTAGTCAAGTTTTCCATCTTATTCATATTAAAAGCCAAATCAATAAATTTATCTTCCAACTCGACCATCTTTTCAGCAATTGTATATATTCTAGATTTTAATGAATCATTCCAAATCTCTTTATTTTCCTCAATATAAGTTCTGAATAGTTTGATCATATTTTCGGCGTGCATGGTCTCATCTACAATTGACCAGGTAATGATCTGGCCCATGCCACGCATCTTTCCATGTCTGGGGAAATTAAGTAACATAATGAACGAACCAAACAATTGCATACCTTCGGTGAAAGCAGAGAATACAGCAATGTGTGTGGCAGTATTCTCTTTACTTGTGTTCTTCGATGAAATATCTAAAATATAATCATGTTTGTCTTTCATCGCTTGGTATTCTAAAAACTGATTATATGTTGTAGACGGAAGTCCAAGTGTTTCAATTAAATGTGAATATGCAGCAATATGTAATGCTTCTCGAGCTGAAAACCCAAGAAGCATCATACGCACTTCAGGTTGAGGAAAATAAGGCAGATAATTGCGAACATATCCTCCGGCAACGTCAATGTCACCTTGAGTGAAGAACCTGAAAATGTGCGTCAAAAATTCTTTTTCTTCCTTTGTTAATTGTTTCTTCCAATCTTTTACATCATCCAACATTGGAACTTCTGTATGCAACCAATGCGACTGTTCATGTTTCAACCAAGCATCATATGCCCACGGGTAATTGAAAGGTTTAAAATGCGTCCTATCGTCAGTTAAATTATTCTTGTTCATTTTATCCTTTAGCTTTTATTAAATTATCTTTAAAAATTTTCCAACAATTTTCCCATGTCCATTGTTCTGAAGATTTCTCGACTTCTTTTCTATCTAGAATAAGACATTTATTTATCGAGAACAATAAACTTTCACCGATATTTCCATTTACACCATTGTATATAATATCTTTGGGACCTGTGACATTATATGCTGCGACAGGAGTGCCAACACTTAGAGATTCTATCATTACTATACCAAATGTATCGTTTTTGCTAGGAAAACAAAATACATCAGCACTCTTATAATAATTTGCCAATTCAGTCCCTTTTTTGTATCCAACGAATTTTACTTTAATAAACCGATTTTCTAATTCTTTTCTATAAGGTCCATCACCAACAATAATAATATCATAATAATCTTGAAGTGTACAGAGATTTTCAAGATTTTTTTCTTTAGATACTCTACCCACATATAAAACTACTGGTATTTCATTTTTTTTATGTTCGATTGTGGGTTTCAAAACATTTCTATCAACGCCTCTAGTCCAAGTTATTATATCACTTCTAAATCCTCTAGATTTTAATTCTTGTACCATAGAATTGGTACTAGTCAAAACTTTACCGGAATGTTTGTGAAACCACCTGACGTATCGATATGTTAAATTAGCAGGTATTTTATATATTGTATATAAGAATTCTGGAAATTTTGTATGGTAACTTGTATTGTAGAAGTATCCATTTCTATCACACCAAATTCTTGCTGCTAACCCTACGGGCCCTTCCGTAGCAATGTGAATGTGATCTGGATTAATCGCTTCAATTCTTTTTCCGATTCCTCTAGGCCAAGCGATTTTAACTTCAGCATAACCAGGACAATTAATATAAGAGAACTGCCCGGGATCAATATAAACAAAATCGTACCCATCATAATCAGCGCATATTTCAATATTTTTAAAAGTTTCGACAACTCCATTTATTTGATCCTTTAAATTGTCCGTGACAATTAAGATTTTTTTACGCATTTTCCCTCTACCTTAAATTTGTCGAATTTTAACCAATATTTTAAAGTACTTAAACTATGCTCACAGGCTTCTCTACTCTCAAATTCTAAAGAAACTCTACCTGGTATATCATTTGGATTCGTCGAGTGTACCGCTATTAGTAGTAGTAACCACATCTGAGTCTCCTTTAGTATATGTTAAGATTTCCCATCTTCCATCTACATGTTCAACTAATGCAGTTAATGATTCAACCCAATCACCATCATTCATATAGATTATACCATCTATATTTTTAATTTCAGCATGGTGAATGTGACCACAAATCACTCCATCGAATCCGCGTTTCTTACAATACTCTGCTAGATTTCTTTCAAATTGAAATATAAAATCTACAGCTTTCTTTACTCTATGTTTAAGGTATTTGCTAAGACTAAAGTACCCAAAACCAAGACGATGACGTATCCAATTGTATTTGTTATTAAGTGATAAAATAAAATCATATGCTTTATCTCCTAAAAATGCTAGCCAAGGCGCAAGTCTAGTAATTCCATCAAATAGATCACCATGTGTTACTAGGTATCTTTTACCATCAACACCAAGATGTTCGTATTGGTTATGAATCTCAATACGACCAAATGCAAGTTTATACTGCATGAATGGACGTAGAAATTCATCATGATTGCCAGCAATATAGATTACTTTACTACCATCTTTGCTATAGTTTAAAAATCTACGAATTACATTAGAGTGACTTTGTTTCCAATGTAATTTATTTTGTTGTATTTTCCATCCATCAACGATATCACCAACAAGATATAATGTATCACAACTATTTTCTTTTAGAAAATTGTTTAATCTATCAGCCTTACATTCTTTAGATCCCAAATGAACATCAGATATGAAGATTGATTTGTAATGCATCTTGTTCCTTTACCAGTGACGCCAGACATTTATTATAATATGTATGCAGGTGATCATTTCTACTAATCGAAACAACCACCAAAGGAAAGCATTATTCATTTTTTTTCATCAATAGTGTAAAACCAATCATCACCGGCACTCCATTTGCGTGTACCGTCCACCGTGAACACAGTTTGTGCGGCTTTGAAGTCGGGAAATTTTGTCACACTGGAAATTAAACTTTGATCATACCACAAACATCTATTATTGGGCTGACAAGCAAATTGTCCGTTTTCCAATCGAATAAAATTAAACGACTTATGTTCTTCTGCAACTTCGGTAAAACCAGTGTCCACATCCATACCATCAGCACAAAAATCCACAGTAAACAAATAGTTTCCGTGATGCCACTCTCGATCTTTGCCCAAAAACTTAACACCTAAGTTGCGTAATCCTATTTTCTCAATAATGGTAAATCGATAACCCATGCAATCCCATAGTTGTAAAGTATCTATAGGTAGATTACCTGTATATTTCTCTTGCCACACATACGCATGAATAGGCAGTTTGTCATATAATGCTCCATAATTAGGCAACAACGATTCAATACGAAACACTTGCCCACGCAATGCTTTAAGACTAACCCATATTGCAGGTTCTAATTCTCCGTGACCCTTTTCAAAGTTGTAAAGAAATTCGCGTTTTATCCAACATTTAATTGGCGGTAAAGATCCTACAATGTAACTCATATTTTTTTATCCCTCGCAAGCTATACAATCATT